TTAGATGATTAAATACCCGCACATAGTGCGAGAAGTTGTATTTGCCGTTTATTTGATAGTATGTGGACATTGGTTATCCCTTTAAATCACTTAATCCAAAAACTTATTTATGAAATTTGTGGTGCTTTTCAATGCTGACATCTCTGTTTTAAAGTGTCTTCCCTTATAGCCATGGATTACACTTTTCTCACCGTCAAAGTCTATTCTAACTATGAGTGCGTAAAATTCACCGTATGCGTTTTTTGTGATAACTGCTTCATGGTTGCTCATTTTCTTTCTCTCTTTTTTGTTTGTTGGTTTTGTTTAACTCAAGGGTATTATCTCACGGCTTGATGTCTGTGTCAAACTTTATTATCAACACATCCAAGGATTAATCTATCGGTTGTTTCCTGTTGGTACTTGACCACTTTTGTAAGGTCAGTAATTTTTTTGTCAAGGTCTCTGTGAATTGCCATCGTGGGCGTTCCAAGCTTTGAGTTGTCTGATCCGGTCGGGCTTATGTCGCGAATCCCTATATCTAAGCTTCTGAAAAAATCATTCACCTCATCAACTGTATAGATAATCATTTCTTTTCCTTTAGGTTAATGTCCAACTGCCTTTTATCCTGCTTCGGTATTGGCATATTCTGAATCTCAATTTCTTCAAGCAATCCCCTCATGATCGGTAGGTTGCGCTTGGCCTTGTCGTGGAGCTTGTCCTGCATGCTGTTAATCGGCCCTCTATTCAAAAGCCGTGTTGCGCTTTCAATTCGCGCTGGTAGCATTTCCAAAAGGTATTCCACTTCATCTTTATGTAGCTCAATCTTCATAACTTACCCTCCAATTCTTTAATCCACTCAATCAACTGGCTTTCAGGGATTGCGTTAATACGCTTTGTTGCTGTTTTGATGATTCGCTTGGTATCTTGTTTAGATACGCCTGGGTTGTCTCTTAGGCATAGTCTGCCGTTGCTGTAAATAATTCCTATCCACATTACCCGCCAGGCCTTATTAACGCTAATGGTTCTATCTCTGACAATGCGACCGGTCACAACGAGATTGGTGTAATGGTCGTGATTCAGGATTAAAACTGAGTTTTCTAACTTATCACCGATTAAATTCTGATAGACCTTTGAATCTCTGTAGCTTGTGCCTTTATCGCTGAATGACAATTGGTTTAGCTTCTCAATCAAGGCCAGTTTATTTTTGTTTAGTCTCATTTTCTTTCTCTCTTTCGTTTGCTAGTGGGGTAACTATACGCCCTAACATTGTTTACGTCAAACTTTATTATCATCTAGTTATAAAAAAACCCGAACGGTTGAGGAACGGGTTTGAAAGCATGATTGAGGAATCAACTTTTCGATGTAGATTGCATATTATCCGTTTATTGCTGAGTAGTCAATAACTGAATTACCAAGCATATCTGATATTGCATCCATTGTAGGATCAACCTGGTCATCGTTTGAACCTAAAGGGAATTGCGAAAACTCTCGCTCATAATCTGACAGCCAACTGGCATCGCTTGGCAAGTACACATAACCGCTTTCTATATACGGGGAGGCATCGTGCGCCCTTGTGACTTTATCAACTCCCCGTGGGATTCCCTTCACGGGTATTTGGGTATCTCTCTGAAGGCTTTGAATCAATCCCGTTCCGCTTGCTTTGTCTTCTACCTTTAGCTGCCTAAGTACGCCACACCCCTGCATTGCTTTATGCTTTTGCCAGAATGCTTTAGTTTTAATTAAAAGCTCTGGTGACTCCCATTTACCCCTTAGCTGATCGATTAGATAAAGGTTGCCATCGAACCCAAGCCCCCAACACTGAAACACTGAGTAGTCGTTTTGCTCTTTTGCTTTTAAAGCTGTGTCACCGTAGACCATTCTGAATTTAATCTTTGGCAAAAAAGTGTAATGATTCCACCATTCGTCTTTAAATATTGAACCGCCTTTGGTGTTGGCCTTTGCTGGAATTGGCCTGCGACTGCGTAAGTACCCATCGCCTTCTTATCACGATCAACAACTGATCTAGGGAATCGACCAGGGAATAACAGCTCGCCTTCTTCTGTTCGTGGGTCAGTGAATCCTATTGACGTTGTGCAAGGCCTGCTAGGGTCGTACTCCATTGGCAAGCAAAGATGCGTGTAACCTAAATCATTCTTGAGAATATACCCGCTGACATCTTCTTCATTCAATCTCTGCATTACGATAATGATTGCTGAGTTGATAGGGTTGGTTAGTCGAGTTGGCAGGGTTTCTTTAAGCACACGAATAGCGGTTGATAGATTTGCCGGTGAATGAGCATCTTCTACGGAATGAGGGTCATCCCAGATTATGCGGTCGCCACGCTTACCCGTCATGCTTGTTACTGCGGTTGCTTGCCTAAACCCTGTCACTGTATTCTCGAAGTAGGTTTTCTGGTTTTGGTCTTTGGTCATCTCAATGTCAGGGTATAGGGTTTGGAACCACTCTGACTGAACCAGTCGTCTCATTTTCAGAGTGTCACGTACTGATAGAGAGCTTTCGTGCGCCCCGTTTATGTATTTGTTACTCGGCTTGCCTCTTGCGCCCCATTCCCATGCAGGAAAGAATACGCTAACTAGGGTAGATTTCATCGTGCCGGGGGGAATGTTAATAAGCAAACGATTAATCTTGCCGTAATGCACCGCTTCTAAGTGTTCACATACAGCTTCGACGTGCCAGCCATGTACGTATGGCGTCTCAGGCTCTAAAACGTGCCACGCCCCTTGTACGAACTCGACCAGGGAGTTTTTGTATAACTCTCTTTCTAGGTTTAGATAGTCGAGTCTGTTTAGCTTAGGAAGGTTCTTCAATCACTTGCGCCTTTAATAGTTCCTTGATTGCTGACTGGCTTAATTTTGTTGGGTCGATTGTTGGTGATGGTCGAAGTGAGCCATCCCTATTCGATAAATCAAGGTTCTCTCTCCATGCTTGAATTGCAGTGTGCTTGCCAAGCATTTCAAGGTTTTTCACCTTATCAGGCCACTTGATTTTTTTCATTACTCCAACTGATATTCTCTCATCACCTGAACCCTCAAATAGCTCAGCTAAATCTAACCCAGAAATATACCTTCTCCATGCGCTAGGCCATTCTCTGATTTTCTTCAAAGAACCTTCATCCGTCATAATATCCTTAACGTCCATCTGGTCTATTTCGACTAAACGAGACAGGACATAATCAGCATCAATCTCCACTCTTTCGGTGCGCGCCACCTTTAATTCAGACACACGCGCCTGTACGTCAGGTTTGTACAGGTTTTCAGAGGCGGTACGACTTGCCGTTTTAACTGAATACCCTGCTCTTATTGCGGCCTGTGTTGCGTTCATATCGACAATGTATTCTAAGCAGAACATCTCTTGCTTCGGCGTAAGCTTTTTTTCTTTCTGAATGGTTGCCATTATCTTAGTCTCTTTACTTAGCTGGGGGCAGTGCGTTTGGATATGCCACTGCAATTATTTTGTTTAACTTCTCGACCAGGCCTGGTAGTTTCTTAACAGTCGCCATTGTTATCATCGTTTTCATCAAGCTTTGACCCGTTTACGATGTAACTGGCGACATAGCAATTACTGCCAGTACCATCAATCCAATAACTGATAATTCAAGTATGCTCATTTTCTTTCTGCCTTTTTAATAAATTTGGATGCGGTGTCCTGTTCTGATCTCAGGCTTCTTTGTGTTGGCGAGTACACTATCCAAGCAAGCACTGTTCTTAGCTGCTTATCTGTAGTTTGTTTAAGTCACACTAAACAACGTCATTCACCACATTAAAAATACCACTAATCAAAATAGTATTTTCAATAAGGCCTGTCGCTTACCCGGGCAGGTTAGGAGTTCATCTTTTTCGACATTTCCAGCAAGCAAGGGTTAATTGGGGAATCAACTTGCTCCTGTTACTTAATTACTAAGCCAGTCGTGCCGGTTAGAACTATGCGGCGTAATTTATGAGGACTATCCAAAATTGCATTGTCCTATTTGTTTTTCGCTAAAGCCTCTGCCATGTTGCTTGGTCGATGTCTAGCGCATATGTTTTTACCGTCTGACCTTGGTTATTATACACGATGTCCACAATGGACACCGCCCCAAACTCTTCCTCGCGAACTAGCTCATCAACCTTCTTAATAGCTTTATCATGCCTAACATTCAAAAGAACTGAACTCATTTTCAAAAGCATAAGCCCTTTGCCCGTTAATTTTCATTTTCAAAATCCGTAAAACAAGACCAGAACCCTTTAGATTTTTTCTGATCTCTTTTCCCATATCTTTTACTGTCAACTTGTATGTGTTCATTTTGATTCCCCGTTTGTTTTTTAATGTTTCTTTAACTTGTATCTCTATCTATTATTATACTCTTATTCTTGTTTATATCAAACTTTATTAATGCGCTCCAAGCTCTCTTTTTAATTCCCGTATCTCTGCTCGCCACCGCTTTTTCATTTCGGTAAATTCATCATCGGTATAAGACTTCGGCTTTTTAGATTCAACTGTGCAATGGTCAATTATTCTTTTAGCTTCATCCTCTCCGAACCTAGTCGCCAATCCTATCTTGTAATTCTCTACGTCTCCGCTTTCGTGCATATTACATTTGACGTTATGCTGAAGAAAAATATTGAGGGGGTCGAATCTTGTATTAGTGTGTCCTCCTGCTGTCTTCAGGTGTCCGGCACTCCACACATCACCCCCAAGCGGTTTTTGACAACTGATACACAAAGGCTCAAGCCCTCTCTGCATAAACCATTTGAATTCTTGCCACCGTCTAAGCTCGTTAAATATTGGCTGGGCTTCGGCAAGCTTCTGTCTATGTGTCTTCAGCGCTTCTTTTCGCACCTTAGTGTGCTTACGGTCTGCCTTGGCCAATGTCGCTGTTTCTCGCTTCACCTGGCGGGCTTGCTTCTCTCTAGCCTTGTCTGTCTTGGCTTTTGCATATTGGTAAGCGTGGTCGCTATTACAGAAAAACCCAACCGGAAGTATTAACCCTTGGT